GCCCCCGATGTCCAAGTTCATACATATTGTGAACAACGTAGGGCTTTACGCTTACTTAAACGAAAACTCTCAAAAGAACCCTTTCTCACTTAGACAAAGCATCCCTGGCGATCCGGACTCTGTGCCAATTGATTTCAACGCACAGACTGAGGATGAAATCACAGGTCTCAATTCCGTGAAGTCGGTGCCCATAGTTTTGTGTAAGAAAAAGATTTACCGAATTGAAGGCGTGTACGATCAATTTGGTCGTGGTGGAATGCAGCTTTTAAGACTGTCTGATACTGCGGGGTGCGTGAGTAACCAGTCTTGCGTACAGGCAGAGGACGGACTCTTCTGGGCCGGTAACGACGGCTTCTACTTTACAGATGGATACATTGTAAAGAAAATCAGTGACGACAATAACGACAACTATAGAACCATGCTTTCGCAGTGTACTGATACAAAGCGAATCATGGGTAAATTTGATGAGCAAAACCGTAGGATCATATGGGCTCTTCAAACAGATAGTGCTTCTCTCGATAATGACTCTTGTTGGGTATTAGACCTAAGATGGGGAGTTAGAGATGACTCCACTTTTACGACGTGGAACGCAGTCGCCCTGTCTGATTCATTTGCCCCGTCTGCGATAGTATTTTTTAACAAGCAACTCTACCGAGCCGACAAGCGTGGATTTGTGTTTATCCATAGCACCGACACCTATAACGATCCAAAAGTGGATACGCTGTCTGCTCCGACTGACTGGGCGCTTGATGTGATCAAGTGGGAATTTAAGTCTATAGCGTTTAACGGTGGATCAAACTTCCAACGTAAGATCGCAACACGCATCATGATCGCAGGAAAGAACGTCACAAACGTAAGCATCCAAATCAACGCTATAAATGATGATGGCAAGATCTTTAGAGCCCTTAAAGAAATCAGGTGGAGAAAGAACTTCATCTGGGGTGATCCAGAGTTTTCTTGGGGTGATGTATCGTGCGTGTGGAACGCCGAGGGGTTGATTGAGCAGTGGAGAAGGTTCCCGGCGCGGGGACTTCGTTGGAGTTACTTACAGATCCAAGTCCAAAACGCATACACGGTCATTACAAACTCTGACACGCTTGGCACGGCCACATTCGGTGCAGTTCCAAACACTGCACTCTTAGACGACGCCGCCACTACGGATTGGCCTGAGGCCGCAGTCGGGTACGACATGACGACTGAGGTGGATGGGTACACTAGGGCTTTTCCAGTCATAGCGCGTACTCCGGATACGCTCTCACTTCTTGACCCTCAGAACGTGCTTCCGGGTGGGAGCCTTAGGTGGGAGTTAAAGGGGTACCCGAAGAGTGAGGTGTTCAACATGCTTGGACTGACCCTCCACTGGGCAAGTTTAAGTAAATCGCAATCCACATTTGAAACTGGGGACTCAGGAGGTAATTCTTGAGTAAGCCCACAGTCCCTGAATTAATCGTAAAAAACGTAGAAGATCGCTGGATCCGCGAGAATTTCGTGAGAATTCAGGCGTTTTATAGCAGTTTTCCGCTCTTTCGCGGGGACTGGAAGTTCTTTGATTTGTCTTTCCCGGCAGCGGTCTCCCAAAAGGAAATCCAGCATGGGCTTGATTTTGTGCCCACCGACATCTTGCAAACTAGACTTATCGGGCCGGGCGTCTTGACTTGGGAGTACGAGCTTTTTGACCGAACAAAGCTTGTGGTGACGACAACTGGAGCTTGCTCCGTGCGTGCTTTTATCGGAGCCTATAGGGAGAACAATGGACTATAAACAGTTTTCAGACATCAAGGCCAAAATTGAAATGGAGCTCGATCTTGAGACCGAGGACTTCATTCAACCAAACGAGTTTATAGGTTATGTAAATGACGCTATTGCTCAAGCAGAGCAGCAAATCCATAAACTAGGCCTTGAGGACGAGTACTTCTTAACGAAAACACAGGTCAGCCTCGTTCAAGGGCAAGCAGACTACAATCTCCCCGCAAATATCTATTCAAATAAACTAAAACGCATCATCTACCAAGTCGGCAGTACCGTGTACGATGTTGCCAGATTTAGGTCTAAGGACAGGTTTATTGAGAAAGCTTTAAGAGACCAGTACCAAGGCTCGACTCAGTATTACAAGTACGAGCTAAGAAACGACGGCCCTGGGTCCGCGACTCAAAAGCCGGTTTTCGAGTTGTCACCTACCTCCCAAGAAACCGCCACAAATGCCCTTACAATTTGGTATTATAGAACTGCAAACAAGTGGGCACTAACGGACACAAATGGGGATGCGTACTGTGATCTTCCAGAGAGTGCGGTACAGTTTGTTTTGGCGTACACGAGATTTCGTTGTTACGACAAAGAGGGGCACCCGAACACTCCCGAGGCTAAGGACATGATGATGACTGCTCGCCAAGACATGATCGACGTTTTGACGAACATGGTGCCTGATGAAGAAAGCTCAATAGACAAAGACGTAAGCCTTTACGAAGATTTCTCGTAAAGGGTAAGGAGATAGATCTTGGCTGAAATTACAACTAAGCCCGTAACGGGTAAACCAAAGAACCCATTCGCTCAGAATTCTATGGATATCATTCGTAAGAATGCAATCATGGAAGAGCAGGCTCTCCTTCAGCAGCGCGCAGCAGTCACAGAGCGCATGAAGGCTTTGTCTCCCCAACTAAACTACAATTCAGGTGTATTTACCCCAGATCCAAGGCAAAGAGAGCTTGATGAGAGCTTAGCTAGTATTGACGCAGGTATTGCTAGAGCACGACAAAAGCAAGCGGGACAAAATCCAGACGGGTCAGCTATTGCCCCTGAGTGGACATCCCTTGTTGATGATGAATCAGGTCAATTATTAGAGCAGTACCGACTAGCAGAGCTTGATCCAACTAAGTGGGACGCATATCAGATGATCCGCAGTGAAAATCTGCGGGGTGCGGGCGTCCCAAGTGCTTGGTCCAAGATGCAGATGGAGAAGCAAGCCGTTGAGGAGGCGACTGCGAAAGATGCAGCCGCTAGGCAAGCTATGTCTGGAAACGCGCAAGCAATGGCGCAGCTTCAGATGCGTGGTGGAATGGGTGCAGGTGCAAACACCTCACTTGCTAAAGATATGCAGCGTCAACTCCTTGCTCAGCGCCAAGGTGTGAACAAGCAAGGTATGCTCTCCCGACTTAACATCGGCACTCAAGACGAGGAGATGAGACAAAAAGGTCTTGCTCAATTGACTGGGTACGAGATGGACATCGGTAAGCAAAACAAGGCCGTACAGCAGTACAACCTACAGAATCTCCTTAAAGAAGCTGAAGGTCAGCGTGCTTGGGATCAAGAACAGTACAAAGAGAAAATGAAAGCTTGGGCCGCTGAGAAAGAAGCTGCAGCAACTAGCAGTGGCGGCGGAGGCGGCGGAAAGTAATGCTAAAAGTTCGGGCTGAGAAAATACCAAGAGAAGAGTGGGGGGTTCTAGAAGAGCTCTCCCACACTATTTGCTTTGGTGAGAGTAGGCCCGCTGACATGAACCGCTACCACTTTGTTATGGCAGGTTTTATCGACAAAGAACTTATGGGCTACACCACTTGTATGGAGATGGACGCAGAAACTGTTTACCTTCAGCACGGTGGAGCATTTCCAAACTACGAAAAATCACTGTACGTGTGGCAGGCATATCAAGCTCTATTGAATGCCCTTGAGCCTGACTACAAGCGCGTGTGGACGAGAATAAAAAACACGAACACAGTGATGTTAAAATTAGCTTTAAAGTTGGGGTTTTTAATAACAGGAATTTACCAGTTCAAAGGGGAGACACTCGTTGAATTGGAACTAGAATTTATAAAGGAGACATAGAATGTTACCACTTATACTAGCAGGCGGCATGGCCGCACTTGGCGCGTACCGAGGTAAGAAGCAAGCAGAACGACAACAAGAAGTTGAAGCTGACTCAAGAAGACAATTGGCAGCGCAGCAGCGATACAGCCCGTGGACTGGTCGAACATCTTTCACACCTATTCAGTACGCAGGGCAAGATGCCACTTCCGCAATGATCGGCGGAGGTCTTCAAGGCGGTATGACTGGAGCAGCGTTTGGTCAGGGCCTGAGCTCTGCCATGGCACCAAGCACCCCGACACAAAGCCCGTGGGAGATGATGCAAGCTGAAGAGCAGAAGAAAAAGCAGCTTCTCATGGGTCAGCAATACAATAATTTTAGCGGCGCAGTTTAAGGAGCAGTAAAATGCCAGTCAAAACATACCCGATACAACCTCAGTATGATGATGCTTTGACTGAAGCTGATATGCTCAGAGCACAAGGCATTGAGGTCCCAGAAGCTGAGATGCCTATTCAGCAAACGTATCAGCAGTACATGCCGAGTGCTCAAGACATGCAGAGCATGGCTCTCCAAGAGCAGTACGCTCAGCAGCAGCAGCGAGCACTTTTAGAGCAACAAGCGGCTGCTGATCAGTATCAGCAAAATATTGCGAACATGCAGAACCAAGAGCTTCAGACGGACCTAAGCCCGCTCCTCGCACTTGCAGATGCCTGGGGTACGGATAAGTCAAATCTTGCTGGAAACTACAGGCGACCTATGACTGCAGCTGAGAAGAACGCGCAGATCATGTCTCTGCAAGAAAAGTTAGCTGCACAAAAAGACAAGATCGCAGACAACAAAACAAAAGCTCTAGGGTCAGCACTTGCCGCATACAAAATGGGTAAGGTCGATCCGACGAAGCAGCGGTACATGGAAGCACAAATTCGTGCACTTGATTCTATGTCTGGCATCCGTGCGGAAAAAGCAGGGGAAGTGAAAGACACACAAGCCACTGCTGCAGGGTACGGGAAGCGTGTTGAGCAAGCAGAGCAGGTGTTCGACCGCTTGGCTCAAAAAGGGTACGATAGAGCAAATCTAGGCGAGTCCCTTCAAGCCACTCTTCTGCCGCATGAACTACAATCCGAAAACCTTCGAATGCAAGAACAAGCAGAGAGAAACTTCGTCAACGCAGTTCTAAGAAGAGAGTCAGGTGCGGTCATCTCTGATCAAGAATTTGAGAACGCCAGGCAACAATATCTTCCACGCCCTGGCGATACTCCAGACATCTTGGCGCAGAAGAAAGCAAACCGTATGCAGGTGCTTGAGAGTCTGAAGCTTGGTGCGGGGAGCAAGGCGTGGGGCAAACTCCCACTTGTTCAACCTGGACAAACAGGCGGCGGAAGCGGACTCACTCCAGAAGAAAAAATGCGTAAAATGGAACTTATAAAAAAATTAGGTATCGGAGAGTAAAATGCCTCTTACGCCCCAAGAGCAAAGAGAACTTGATGAACTAGAGTATAAAGAGCTCCTAGCTAAGGAAGCAGCGGCCACTCCAAGTCAGCCGTCTGGAGACGTTCTACAAGAGCAACATCCAGACATCGGCTTCGGTACTAGAGCACTTGTAAAAAACCTCTCTCAAAGCGAAGACGTAACTAGAAAGTACCTCGAAGGAAAAGGGTTTCAAACAAACGTCATCGGCGGACAAGTCGTAGTAAAAAAACCGGGCGAGTCTCAGTACAAAGTTATAGATCCCGCAGGCGCTGATCTACAAGACATCACAGATCTTGGGTACGATGTCGGAGCAGGTGTGGCGACAGGAGCTGCCACGACTGCAGGAGCCGTCGCAGGAAACTTGCCGGGAGCAATGGCTGCAGGAGGAGCTTCAAGTGCGGGGCTTGAGGCGCTAAGACAGAAGCTAGGTGCTTGGGCCGGACTCCCACAAGAAGTGAGCGGAACAGATGTCGCCGTCGCTGGAACTGTGGGTGCGGTAGCTCCTAAGATTTTTGGGGCAGGCGCTTCTAAAGGACTTATCCAACAAGGATATGAGAGCACGAAAAAAGCTCTACCTAAAATCGGGCAGTACATGTCAAACGTGCCTGCTAAGGCCACAGAGATTTATACAAAAAACCCAAAAGCCATCGAGATGATGAAGCCCGAAGGTGCGACGAGTGAGCTTGCAAATGCCACGTATGATAAATTAAAGCAAAGTCTCCAAGCCGTGAAGCAAAACGTAGGTGCCTCTTTAGGTGAGGAAATTAAAACCGCACAGGCCCCTGTGAATATCGCCAGAGTCAGACAACACATGGATGACTTCATCACGAAACTTGAAACAGGGCCGACTGCTAAAAACCCCCAGATCCAAGCACAAATCGAGCAGTTTAAAGCTGCGCGGGACGGGGTGTTTAAAACAGTCGCCGAAAGTGTCGATGAGGCCGGAAATCCGATCAAAAATATGGTCGATTTACCCCCCGAAATCGAGGCAAAACACGCCTTCGAACTACAGGATCTTTTGAAGGATACCGCTGAATTTAGAAACCCAGCCTCGGGCCTTGGGTCAAGATTCGGTAAAGACATGACATCTCAAGAAAAGCAGTTCGCAGAGGCCGCAAATAAGGCCTATCAGGAGCTTAATTCTGAGTTAAATTCCGTAACTGCAGGAGCGAGCCAAAAACTTAAGAATCAATATAGAGCATACTCCGAACTTCAAAAGCAGCTCGGTAGTCGCTTTAAGGACCCGACAACGACTGAAAAGACACTCTCCAATTTGTACAATCCTTCGAACAAAATGATCAAAGAAAGCCTTGATGAGCTTAAAAAGCTTTCAGGTGGACAGGTAGATGTAACCAGAGAAGCGGACCAAATGTTCGCCTCTAAGTTCTACGCCAACCCAAGCATGATGCCTGTCAGTGGATCAGGTGTCACTAGCACCTCCAGGTCCGTGCCGCTCGGAGCACTTGGTGGATATGCAGGGTACAAGCTCGGCGGAGCGCCTGGGGCAATGGCAGGACTCGCAGCAGGTGGGTATCTAGGAAGCCCTTCCGCTATGAAGAACATGTACATCCCAGCTGCAAAAGGTACCGGATATTTGTTAGAAAAAGGTGCTTCTTTAACCAAACCAATAGCTAACCCAACTGGGGCGAACTCCATTTGGAATATGATGCAAAACAGGGGGCGATAATGTCTGATGAAATGGAAGAAATGGGCGAAGAGTCTGAAGATATGGAAAAAGAAGATGACGGCAAAGTCGATAAGTACGAACTGAAATGCGCCGTCGAACACGTCATGAAGGCTGAAGAAATCAAAGCCGATAAAAAGATGTGGCCTTTAGTGAAGAAAGAACTAGAAGCTAAAGGTGTGGCGATCAAGAAGGCCATCCGGTCATTCAAAGATCTTAAAGAAGTAGCTTACGAAAAAACCAAGGTCTAGTTAACTTTTCTGTCCGCTCGCCCGATGAGGAAACATTGTTGTTACACGTTTCACTCATTGCTTAAGTGGGGCCTGTGTGAGCAGGCCCCGCCTCCAACAAGAATTACTTCTTGCCTCCGCCTTTTCCGCCTTTTTTCTTAGCTTTTGCCATCTTTATAACCCTCCTTCCAACACTTCAAGCCCAAACAAAATCGGCTCTAACGCCATAATCTCGTTCGGAGTTAATTTCGCTATAGATAAGTCTGCGACATTCAGCTTGTTCTTTTCAATAGTAAACTTCGTCTCGCTGAAAGATTTTATCTCTTCTTTCCACTTCTCTTCATTCTCGGGCTTGATCTTGAACTGACCTGTGACCTCATCAAGCTCTCCCAATTTCTTCACTAGCTTCACAAACCATTCTTGCGCAGTCGTGGCTTCACTCACAACTTTCGCTTTGATTTTTGAAACCTGATACCCCGTCTTAAATTCAAACGGTGTCGATGCAAGCTTCTCTAGCCCTTGTTGAAAATTATGGTCCCTTACGTGCGCCCATGTTAACTCGATCATATTTGTTACTCCTCGCCATTATGGCAATCATTCCTATTACTGTTTCACTATTCTCAGGACATGCCACTATCGACACGCCCCCTGCACTCGCAATCTTCTTAAGCTTATGCTGCTGAAGTTTATCTGGAGGAGACTTGTCGTCTTTCTTTAATTCTATCCCCACAAACCTTCCGCCCACACATGCCAAAATATCAGGAGTACCACGCTTGCCTACCTGCTGAATCTTCTCAGCCCAGACTTGCGGAATGCCCCTCAGCGCCTTCAAAAAAACTTCTTTGAACTTGGTCTCTGCTTTTTGTGCCAACGTCTAACCCCTCCACAGCGTCACCCCAACTAGTCTCGCTATGTGATACTGAGCAGGTCAACTTCAATTTTGTATATGGATACACCGACTCCATCGTATTTTTGATCATGTCCACACATGAGAGCTCATCGTTTGGAACATTGAACACGATTTCATCGTGGATCTGCAGGCCCATTTTTACACCAAAATTAGGCAGTGCCGGGTAAAGTGCTACCATGGCCTTTTTCACGACATCGGCACACCCACCCTGAATCACGGAATTCGTCGCTCGGTACGCGAACCGTGGATCAGAGAAATGAAACCTACGCCCAAACCAATTGAACACCCATCCACGATCCGTCGCAGAATTGGTACAATTCACAATCAAGTTCTCCACCATGGGGAGCGCATCGAAATACTTTAATTTAAACGCCTTCATCTCATCCAAAATAGGCCGCACAATATCGTGCTGCTCCTTCGGCATCAGACTCCTAGCTAGTCGCTTATCCTCTAGCCGGTCATAGGCAATCAAAGCCACTCGCTCGATGGGTGTTAAAGTCTTTAAACCAAACGCTAGTTTGGTGAGTCCCATCCCGTACAAAAGACCAAAATTCAAAGTCTTTGCTTGGGATCTGGTAAGACCTGTCAGGTCACTTGTTGCTTGGTGCGGGTCATGGCCTGCTTGGATCTGCTTAATCAAATCGGTTTGTTTCGCGTAATCAAGCATCATGCGAAATTCCATCTGATCGTAATCTATCATCACAAGCGTGTGATACTTCTCTGGAACAAACGCTCTCCGAACCGGGTACTCTCCTGTGTCAAACTCGGCCTTCGGTACGTTCTGAAGGTTCGGGTTCTGATACGAAAACCTCCCGGTTTTTGTGCCCGCTTGCTTCATGCCCGCATGAATTCTACCCTCTGCATCCGCATAATGTAGGTAGTTTCGAAAGTACGTGTTCGCACGCTTCCCAGCATCCCGGAAATCCTGAATGACTTTTGCCACTGGGTGCCCAGTCGCCTCTAGAAACTTGTCCGTGACTTCGAAGTTACCTTTTTCTGTGAGTCCAAGGGGGAAGCCAATACTCTCAAAAATGGGAGCTAAAAAATCCCCTGAATCTGTGAGCTCTTTCCCAGTTAAATTAAGAAAATCAAGGCGGGCCTGATCAAGACGCCCTTGCTCAAAAGTGGCCGCTCGCTCACAGTACTCCTGATCAACTAGAAATCCCTCTCGCTCCATCTCAAAACAAACCTTGGTTAACGCCATTTCATTTTGTTTAAGATTGTTTAAGGATTTATACCCCTCTTTAATTGCTTCCAATCGAATCTTTTCAAAGTCCTCATCCTGCTTCACACCTAAAGACAAACAGAGCTCGGCGTCCTTCTCTGCGTACGGATGGATAATATCAAACGGCACAAGGTTAAAGAACTTGATCTTGTCGCGCTTCTCTTTGCCCGGTATCTCGGCCCACTTCCAAAGCTTATTCTCTTCGATGTAAGTCTCAACTCGCTCGTCCTTCTTAAGCCCAAGCTCCCTGTCCACACACGCATCGAGAGAATAATTCATGTGGTCGTTTCTTAAAAGGCGAGCCATAATCATGGTGCAGTGAATATTGCAGTTAAACTCTATCCCTTGCTGAGCCAAAAAGTGCATGTCGAAAATCGCGTTGTGCGCGAACCGTGTCCCGTAATTGAAAATAGGCTGTAGTCTTTTTATCTTCTCAAACGGCCACACAATACTGTCCGTGTCGTAGTGCTGAAAATTCCAATAATAAGTCCGTATCTCTCCGTCCTCTGCCATGCCAGTCATGACAATCGCAAATAAACGGTCGTTCTTATACGGCATAAGCCCCGTCGTCTCTGTGTCAAACGACACTCTCGGGCAAGACGTTAAGAAACTTACAGCCTCTTCAAAATGTCTCATTCCTCTGACTATCATAACTGAGTAATCGCTCTCTCCAAAATTTCACTCACCATACGGCGTAAAGGTAGCTCTCTCGCTCTCGCCTCATCTTTTAATTTCTTCTTTGTTGATTCTCTGATCCACACATACAATGGAGTCTTATTCTTTTTCCAATCGGGACTCGCATTCTTTGACTTAACCGCCATACATCTTCTCCTTCAAAAAGGCCCCGATAGTTTTAAGATCCCTCGGGACAACGGGACTGATACAACTAAAACTGCGCTTGGGCTTCAGGGCCACCTCGGCCACTAGAGCGAGTTTCAGCCACATCATCTATTTCATCAGTGCTATCAATCTTCATAGCGTTTCTTGCGATTAAATCAACCCACTTGCTCAACTTCTCTGCGTACTTCACATCCGTCTGACCGACTGGGCGTATGTCAGGCGTAAAATATGGCTGCTTCTCTGCGTTCGTTTGTTTTGTTGTCGTCACTTCTAGAACACCAAACCACGGCTCCGCTTGCATCATCTCCATTTGCATGAAGTGCGATATAAGTTTCTTTCCTCCCTGCTTCTGTGTCGAGCGGTAGGATACGAGGTGCGGGAGGCCTGCTGGGTTTGCCAAATCCTTCTCTAAGAAAATATAGAAGTTCAAACACTCCATCACCTTGTGAGGCTTGCCGTTTATGATTTGCTCCCACTCAACCGTTGCGTGCGTCTTTGCATTCCACGCCTCAACCTTTACGAGCTTTGGCTTTGCTCCACTCTTGTCGTAATACTCCACGGTCTTATACGTCATAAGTGGAACAAATCTTACCCACTTACCTTTCCCACCAACTACTTCTCCAGTGACCGAGCTCACTAGATCCCCAGGGGCCGCACGCTCTTCACTCACCATTGTGGATGTGGGCTGCATGGTTAATAGTTTCGGGATCAGCATGTCCTTCTGATCAATGACACTCACTGATGCGCCCTTTTTCTTAAAGGCATCAGGGACTGATGATACGGCGACTTCACTTGTCTCTTTCTTCACTACTGCTTTACTCACGTTTCTCTCCTCTTGTTACTTGGTTCTAAATGACAGGCCCACCGTAGACGTTGGAAGTCCAAGCCCAGGTATGACGAGCATTTTCTTTTCTTTCTGTGCTAACTCTAATTCTTCTTTGTACCACTTATTTAATTGAGCACTGTTAACCGTTGCCAGTGCCTCAAACTGTCCCTTCTCACGAAGGTAATCAAAGAACTGAAACTTATCGTCCCCCTGTGGGATCTTCACACTTGTCCGAACAGTTTTTACGAGCTTCCCAGATACTGAGTCAAACGATGTCAGCTTTCGCTCCTCAAGTTCTGCGACAATCTCTCGCTCCAAATTATCCAAAGATTCTTGTAGCGGCTTAATAGATGCCTCGATTTCTTTTATCGAATTCCTAAGCTGAAACGCCCGCTCACACTTTTCTACAAATCCATCAAATGTCTCACTCATTTATGCTCTCCTTCATATTTTTGTATAGAAGCGAATTCACCGTACCGCAGAGTCACGGCCCAATTTCTTATTATCAGTGCTTCCTCTTTTGTCTTAAACGATCCCAAATGTATTCTTGGCTGCTTGCCCACGTAAGCCACAAATCTTCGGTTATGCTTGTGAAAGTGAATACCCGTATACCCAGATGTATTGTTTCTGCTCTTGCCGACGTTGTAAGTGTTTTGCGACTTAGCGCAAAGCCTCAGATTTCTGATTCTATTGTCCAGTCGGTCTCTATTAACATGATCTACACAACAATCTGTGGGGTAAAGGAGCAGCAACCTGTGCAACCAAACATCCTTTTGGTTCATTCTAGTTTGCGCATATCCAGATGATTTGTGCTGGTACCAATTAAACTTAGAAACCGTTTTGTAAACCCACGGATCAACAAGTGTGAAACCTCCGGTCGATAATTTCAGTTTCATGGCAACCTCCCAGCTATCTCCCGCAACACTTGCTCCCCAATAGCTTGCTTATTAGCAAGCGCCTCTAATACTTCTTCATCAATCGTTTCAGGGCATACCAAATCTATACGGGTTACTTTAGAGTGTATTTCGCTGCCCGCTCTATAATTTCTTGCTTCACTTTGAATATCCTGCTCAAGAGAAAAGTTTCTCGAAAAGTAAATTGAATAGCTCGCCTCTATTAAGTTTATGCCCAACCCACACGCACCTTGATTGCCTATCACAACTCTTATCTGCTCCTCTTTACGAAATCTCTCAATCGACTCATCCCTTCGCTTCTGAGAAATCTCCCCGTGAAGCTCGATGTATTCTAAGCCCAACGTCTCGCACACTTCTCTGATCATGGCGTAGTTCTCTTTAAAACAAGCCCACACGATAACCTTGTGGTTTAAAGCTAGGTCCTCTAGCAATTCTTTAAGGGCCTGGGTGCGTGGTATGTCCATAAACCTGTGGACACTTCCTTCCACGTTCATGATGTTCGCTTCAATCTTAGCGTACCCACTCACGATCTGCTGCAGCCGCAAAGCTTTTGTGATCGCAAGGTCCGCAGTCGATGCTTCAGAATTTATGTAGGTTATAAAATCCTTTTTCATCTCGTTGTAGGCTTTCTTCTGATCAACACCCATCTCGACGAATATCTTTTTCTTAACCAAAGGCGGAAGATCCAGACACTCTTCCTTTTTCACACTCATCGACTTTTCTTTCATCATGTCGGAAATCAAACACTCAGCGTTCGGCCTGATTCTCCAGTCCGGGAAATTCACATGCGGAAGATGGGCGTTTTTATTATAGAAATACTGAGCCCTAAAAACGAAAAAGTTCTTACCAAAGGCGTCGCCCCCATCAAGTACCCGGAACTGCGCCCAAACATCCATGAGATTTCGAAGGACAGGGGTGCCCGATAAGACGAACCTGTATTTAGCTCGATCAGCAAGCTGTATACATGCTTTTGTCCGCTTGGCATCAGGGTTCTTGATTCGATGGGACTCATCACAGATAAGTATGTCAAACTGCGTGTTGTGTAACTCATCAAACAATCCCTTCATCGTCAGTGCTTCGTAGTTCCCAATAAAAATACTTGGGGTCGCGCGGTTCTCTAAAAGTATCTCGGTCCTCTGTTTCCCAGTTCCCACAAGCTTATGCACACGGTTGGGTGGGATTTTAGAGAACTTCAAAATCTCCTGACGCCAGTTCTCAATCACCACAGGTGGACAAAGAATCAAAGTGGGGAGAATTGCTTTTGCTTCAATATAAAAGTGCCTGAGAGTCTCTATCGCAGTTCTCGTTTTCCCAGTACCCGCTTCAAAGAACCATCCAAAGCTCTTTGCTTTTATCGCAAGCTCCACACCTTGCTTCTGATGCGTCCACAAATCTACAGCCACAAAATCACCCGGCTCGCTTTTTCATTCAAAGGCGGAGCAGCTTCATTGTGAAAGTATTGGTTAAACGCCGACTGCGCACCCAAGAGCCCTTTCTGCGAATAATTAAATCCAGGCTCCGACTTCAATCTCGCAAGGGGCCTGAAGCCCACATACATAAGCGTGCAGAAGAAACTCGCAGGTGTAACGTAAGAAAGTTTTGTCCCCACAAGCGACACCACGAAATTCAAATCATCACCCGTATCTTCTCTATCAATCAAAGGATGAATGATGCGAACAAGAGTATTAAGCGGCATCCACAACAAGTCCCACACCCACAAAAGCGCAATGACTGGGAATACATACAGCATAAAGTGAAAGGAATTTGGCATCCCTAAAAGCATCCGAAGTGTAGGTGACACAAGCCTTAGAAGCATGAAGTCTGGGATCTTTTTCTCGCTCGTATGCTGACCTATTTTTTTAGTGTTCCACGCGAAAAAGCCTCTCTTCAAAAGCTTTTTCCACATCTTCCAAAATCCCTCATACTCAAACATCGCCACACATGCCCACATGTAGGACTCAATCTGATCCCCTGACATCGTGCCTGGGGACGTGTACCAATGTCCCTCTCTTGACCAGTGCCTGACAGGCTCCCCGCTCTCAAGATACATCTCCTCACCCATGCGCCGAATCCCCTGACGTGCAGCAGTGATGTCCGCTCCGTTTCCACACAGGAGATAATCGAACAAGTAATTCATCGCAGTTCTTTGGACACCGTCACCAAATTCCAATTTGAAATTCGGAGGCCCATCATAGGTGCGTGTGATTTCGTAGTGCCCAATCCATCCACGAGAATCTGTGTAATCTAAAATATTCTTCGTCAATTCATGTGCTCCATGTTGTTCTTCAATTCTAACTTCTCAGCAATCTTCATCACTGCTTTATTCAAAATCTCATCGTGCTCAATTGCGTTCGGGTGGATACCCTCAAGCTTGTCTATCTCTTTTAACAACATCATCTTCTCGCTGTCAGAGAAACCTTTTTTCTTGTCCCAGAGCTCCGAGACTTGATCCGCGAATCTTGCTTTGAGCTTAACGCTCAAGGTCTCAATCATCAAAACCCAATCAACTAGCGTCGCAGGTTTATCTGACACACTAGTCATAGTGAATCGCTGCGGCTCAACATTAAATTCTATATCAAATCTCAAGACTCCCCCCGACGACAAACGCACTGCTCTTTGATGTGTGCGGGAAATCCTATTGACCCCGGTTCCAACATGCAACTAGATTTTTTAATACAGCACTTCGCAAGAAACTTTAGGGGAGCACCAACATGGATACCGAATTACAAGCGTGGCTTCAAAGCCATGGCCAAACCTTTACGCCTGATTTGTCCGAGTCACACGCTTTTAAAAGCTTCAAAAATGAAAACGGCAAAGGCTGGTACATATACAAACGATATAACGATGCAATAGTTTTCACCTTCGGCGACTGGAAAACAGGAGACAAGTACACTTTCAAAAGTACCTCTGACTTAGACTTCAGTGATCCAGAATATATAGCTCTTCAAGAAAAAGCTGAAGCACTGCGCGAAGAAAAGGCCCGCGATGCAAGGCTCCACGCATTAAGTGAGCTAAATAAGTCTGGACAAAACATGATGACTCCTTATCTAGAGAAAAAAGGTTTCACAGACACGCACCCAACACTTCATCAGATCTTAAATCACTTCGGAGAAATGGATCTTCTCGTACCGATGCAAGATGCGAGTGGGGAGATATGGAACCTTCAACGAATTGAGCCCGAAGGGACAAAATCTTTTCTTGATGGGGGCCGCACAAAAGGTCTTTATCATTTACTTAGAAAGGTACCGGAGAACGGGCCGATCTATATCGTGGAAGGACTTAGTACAGGGCTATCTGTTTTAAGTTTAGTGGAGGAGGGTGCGTGTGTCGCAGTCGCCTTCAGCACCACGAACCTCATACATGTCGCAAAGCTCTTAAGAGAAAAGCACCCCACCCACAAAATAACTGTATGTGCCGACAACGACCACCTTAAAGACATGAACTTCGGACTCAAATCAGCATGTGACGCGTGTCTCGCCGTAGACGCACAAATCATCTACCCACCCTTCACAGTCAAACAACCGGGTACTGACTGGAATGATTTAATTAAAGAAATCGGACTAGACAATGCTAAGAAAGAATTCGACCGACAACGTGATGTACCTAACTCAATCACAGATTTAGTGGAGACCAATTATGGAAAAGAAATTAAACCAAAAAAGAAGCGCACAAAAAAAGCTAGTGGCAAAAGCCAAACAGAATTTGTTGAAACCTCGGAAGAGCAGATACCCACTCCAGCCGCAGCCGCTACCGATGTTCAACACTCAAGTGTTAGTGGGGAGCCTACTAAATCAGTTTCCAAAAGCGACGGAGAGGAAAATAGTATACCTCCAAGCACACTTATTTCAGGGACCTCTACCTCTGAGCTTGAAGAAATCGAAGAAGGGGAAGGTAGCTCGGACCTAGGTGCGGGGGAGAGCACAGCAAAAACTAACTACCGCGAATTTGTAGGGCCATATGTAAATGGACTTGTGCCGCTTAAGTTTAAAGGCAAGAAAAACATGCCGAACGAACAACAAGTCGCCCACTACGTAAAAGAATACTACGGCGAGAACATCCAAACCTCGGAAGAAGGTGAGTTGTTCTCGATTCACGCGCATAAACCACACCCTAAGGTCGAAGTCTACACTCCTAAAAACTACCAAGACACGCACTGGAGATATGCTGAGGACACCGACACAAAAATTCTACGTAGACAAATCATGTCCGCATATAATGGGGAAGCCACTTCATCGAAAGTAGAGAGCACACTTCGGATACTAAAAACACTCCTTCCCACACTCCCTGAGTATGCAAGTCCATGGTCGCCCGATCCCTTTAAATGTAACTTCGCAAATGGTACACTACATATAGTATATAAACCTGGAGCAAAGCCCGGAGAAACCAAGTACTCTTTTGAATTCAAAGAACACAAAGCCAAAGATTTTGTGTTCTACACAAACCCACTCAAGTTCGACACTACTCTCACGGCCAAGAACACAGAATTTACAGACATGATCAATCGGTTCTTTGATAAAGACCCCGAGGCCAACGACAAAATCAGACTTTTGAAACAGATGTATGGTGCGTGTATCGCACCCATTTTCCCCCGCATATTCATGCTCCTCGGTCCTCCGGGAAGTGGCAAATCCTCTACCTTGATACCTGCACAACGGCTCGTACATAAAAATAATTGGTGCTCGGTGGAGCCGTATCAAATGAATGGGTTTAACTTAGAGAGTATGGTCGGAAAACTTGTGAACTTCGTGGGGGATATGCACGTCACAGAACCCATCAATGATGGAATTATTAAACAACTCATCGACCGCATGCCTTTCACAGTTAATCGAAAATATAAGACGGCTCTTAAAGTCCCACTCCCCGCAATTCACATCTTCGCCGGAAACGATGCACCTCCTACTTTAAATAGAAGTAGTGATGTCATGGACAGACGCATGAGCATGATACGAATGGATAAAATGAAGCGCACAAAAGAGGCTACCCACAACTTCGCTAACGAAGTTTTCGACCATAACCCTACGGGGGTCTTGGCCGCATTTGCAATACCTGGGCTCATAGATCTTCTAGAATCTGGCGGGAACTATCATACGTTTAAAAGTGATCGAGATATGGTGCGGGAATGGCAAGGTCTTAACGACCCTATCGTTCAATTCCTACGCGCCATTGATGAAGGGGACGTGACACATATTCAGGTCACAGGGGAGAAAAACGACACCTGTGCGAGAAGTCTTCTTTGGGAGAAATATCAAAAATGGAACGATGAATCAAATGGCGGAAGGTCTCGTATTGCTAAGCATAAATTTACGAAGGCTTTGGAGGAAAAGGGGCATCCCTGCAGCAAGGTGCATGGCGGCATTTTCTCCTTTCATGGTCTAAAATTGATAGAAAAAGGCGTTTAAAAAACGAGTTTTAGAAATGCCCCGGACGAGTTTTAGAAATGCCCCGGAAACGAGTTTTCGTCGAAAATTGGAATTTTGGGGATTTTTGGTGTGGGAGGGATTGTCTGCTGACAAAGTTTGAGGGGAGCTGGAGCGGGGTGCTTGGTGCTTGTTTTTGTAGCATAAACCACTTCTTTGGGGCACTTCAAGGCACTTTAAAGCAGATTATTTTTAATAAGTGCCCCGTGTAAGTTGTTGAAAAGATTTTTGAAAACGTAATACGGGGTATTTGGGGCATATTTCTCTTTAAGACTTTATATATAAATATATTGTATTATATAGTGTAGTATGCACACTGCGTTACATATGTGTGTAAGAGACGTGTTATATAACAAGTGTATATATACAGAAGTCGTACTCGCAAAACTGCCCCGCTCAAAATACACAATAACGCGGTGGGCGCACATTAAGGAGAAAAGAAGTGCCTGAAAACAAAAACGAACCTGTTTCCGAACCCCATCTTGCGCCCTCCTCTCACTTGGGTCGGCTCATAAGACATTTAGACGATTACCGTGACGCAAGGCGCAGCCTTAGGGCCCTTGTGCGGGAATTTGGGGGTCGGCGGGAAATGTTTAACGCGAAGGAGCGGGAGGACCTTGAATGGAAAACAATAGATACTCCGCTGGAGATATTTGCGGAGCGGCTGATTGATGTGTTGAGAGAGGAAAAGCGGGTAAAACGCGAGCTACTCCTCCGAACAGATCCAAGTAGCTCGCAATAGGGGCTACTCAGTCTTTTTAACGCACCCGGAAGGTATAGGTTCTGGATCGGGGTCATCCGCCTTGCGCAGAGGAGACAGCGCAAGCTTAGCCCTTAAAACCTGTATGCGCTCACACAGCTGGTCGTGCTCGCGTTCTTTGAGGGCTGCGTAGGCGTATGGCCTACCCATCTCCCCTGCTATCGACAGCAAGGCGATTAGGAGCAAAAAGTGAATTCCATTTCTAGCGTGAGCAATTAAGAGTGTTTTCATAGATTATCTCCCATCCTGATCTAGGTTCTTTTGACGCAATACACTATAATACAAGTCCTCGGACAATAGCTGGAGCTCCTCTTGTGAGGTCTCTGGGTGAGCGAGGGCGTACTTTTCGGACGCCGCCTCGACTTCGGCCCACACTTTGTTGCGCTCGTTCCAGAACCAAAGCGTGAAGCAGAGGTAAAGACTTCCGAGCAAGACACCGATCCCTATTGCAATCTTAGTGAAAGTAAGGAAAAATTTCTTCATGGCGGACTCCTATTCCAAAAAAGTTAAACAACCTGATTCGCCTTGGATTTCTTTGAAGAAAATCCAAGACACCCTTGGGATTACAGACCGTTCATCCAGCTACATGGGCACCGATATCCCGGACGACGGCAAACGCTACGAGCGGGTCGACAAAGACAAAGCTCGCGAATTCAGCAAATACTTCCGAGGCAATTAAAAGCACCTAGTAATTGTTTTCGCATATGACCCATCAAGATTAAATATTGGGTAGCTGTGACACGTATGTGTGACCAGATCATAATTTGTCGGGACGTATTCACCGTTGGGCCCCCGACGCCGCATACCCAGATCCGGACTTTCAGCGTTTTGCATCGGCGCAAGTTCTCCGCCCCGATAAATTTCTCGAAGTGCGGGCGGAAGTTCGAAGCCACGCGGTTTCGGTGGAGTCGAGCAGCCGGTTGAAAGTAAAAGCAAAATTCCAGCAAGTGCAATTAAGAGATTTTTCATACGTTCCCCTTTGTTAGTTTTAAATAGCGGTCCATCAATTTAGTGAAATTATTAATAAAAACGGCCTTGTGTGAGTATCTTCGAAACGGCGGTAACTCTTCGTACCTGGTCCCGTCGTCATGCAGTTGAATCATACCAATCGACTGAAGTATCTCGGCGAGTCGCTCGACCGTGAGTTCCTGTTCCCACGGCGTATCGAAGATGTACCGAAAATACAGACGATTAATTGGGAACGTCCGCCCAATGATTAAGGTCATGACTCGTCCCCCTCGTTTTCAAGTTTTTTACCAAGTACAACAAGCTCTTCAAACGAGTTGTCTCGTGTAGCAGATCCGTACGTTTCAAAAGCGTACATTGCATAATACATCTTTGAGCCTTGTCTGATGTTTTCGCTCATAATACCAAGCGCGTGGAGTCGATATAGCTCGGTATTACAATTTGCCATTACTTTGAATTTCACGACTCGTCTCCTTGTTCAGTGTTGTCTGTATAACCCTCAACAATATAACCGTCTTGCAACAGTGAATCGGCGTAGTCTCCGAGCCCGCATCGGTATGCAGTCGGGTCCACTTCGCGAAGTACCTTGCTCGGCAAGTATTCGAGGTACCCAATCTTGATGATGCCTTGCTCGTCGAGCGCATCATTGAACATACGTATCAAATCGGTTTGGCTTATTCGTGTGGGTCTCATGACTTACTCCTAGTTTTTGGCTCTTTAAAAAATGTGAAAGTACGTCCACACATTTTGTCAAATTTCTGAATGCCTCGTTTGGTATCATAGCGACATCCGAGCTTTAAAAGCGCAGCTTCAACGTCCATTAGTTCCTGGTGGACGTACCCAATGCTCGACACGTAAATAGTATTTGCATCCACCCGATCAAATCGAAGATTCGAAGAGCTTGATTTCTCAAACTCAAGTAAATATTGGATGTGTTTCACGATACACCCCCAACATAAAACACGATTGATCCAAAACCGTCGCGGTGAAACCCATGCAAGGCATTTTGCACATCATTCTCAAGGGTTTTGATGTCCACAACTTGATGGACGGCTATTTTGTTGTATTTTCCGAATTCTGAAGCGTCCTTAATTTCGTAGTCTCTGAAGTTAACTGAATTCTCAAGATAAGCCTCAAGCTTCAGTTTCATTTTGCGAAGCTTCGCCCGTTGGTACCGCTCTTGATTTTTCTCTTGCTCACGCAAGTATGCATCACAAAGGTACTCTTCCGCTTGAATGATCAAGCCCGCTAGCGTTTGATCTTCTGGAGTAACTGAAGCAGACGAGTAAGTCCGCCTGTAAGAGCCCGGCAACCCTTGCGGAACAGGCATTGATATATCAATTTTGATACCAAGATCGGCCATCAATCGCCTAACCTTTGATTGATGCTTACTTGTTGAGTTAGAATAACGGTAGTCATTGAATATGACCTTGCCCTCAACCACACCAACGAATTTCCACCAACGGTAGCTGAATGCCTCTATTTTTGTGGGGCTGAATGTGCAGTTATAGTTTGAGCACTGGTATATGTTAGAACGCTTCATGTGTTTCATGCTTGTCTCCTTGGACATTATCAAGCGCTGTATTGCGCCGATAACTAAGTATCGTCGAAGTTATATAAAAACTCAAGAACTATTATGAGGCGTGTCAAGACGGGCCGCAGTCGCGCCGAAGCGCCGAGGATGGCGACCGTACGCGTGAGGCCCAACCCCCTAGACGATGCCAAAGGCCCTAACATGCTGAATACACTGCCGATAACAGTACCTCTTTGAATGAGAAGCGGTATTCAAGGGCCACGGCAACGGAATGGCGTCAATTGAGGCCTGAATCATATGTCAATGGTGGGGGGGATGAGGTCATGGGTATGGGAGTTGTTTATAGCAGGTGTGGGCGGAAATTTTTTATTTTTTGATTTTGGCGCGCACCCCGTATATAGAAAACAGGTATGAAAACAACAAGCAAGTTACCGTTATCCTTCGCAGCGATTTCCCTAATATGTGCAGGGTGTAGTGTGGCTCAACCTCCCAGTCCGCCTAAGGATGTGTGTATAGAGGGGTATTTATATCGGGAGTACACGTCGTACGGTCCACGACAAATTCCCGTACCATTATTCCAGGACGATAAACCAAAGAGATGTGTATTGGATAAGAAGTGACGATACTTATAATCGGGCTCATCACCGTAATTTTATTATACGTAACAAGGCCCTCGGACGGAGATTTCAAGTGAACATGACCAGTGCAAAAGAGCAGGTAGAGAACGCAATTAAATATATTGGCCTCTGCCCCAGCAAGTTTGAGATATTTGAGAAGATGCGAGAGCATGGGCCGGACCCAGAGTACGTAGTGGCGCTTGATTTTTTGGTATCAGTAAAAAATGGACTGAAGATGAAAGATATAGCGGACATTTTCCGTCCGTCTATTGACGGGATACTTGAGGGCGAGCTTGTACGGCGCGAGGTGCGCGATCCACTAGAGCTAAAGATTAAAGATCTAGAGGAGAGGTGCGCGGCACAAGACAAATTACTTTTAGAGCTAACACCGTATGCGAATTATTACGCGCTTGAGTATGGGCTAAAGCACGGAAAGAGATTGGACACCAAATGACTAAAGACATATCAAACTTTGAAGCCGACCCAGAGTGGACTCCCGATCTTACTACTCTGGGTGGGGTACAAAAGGCCAAAGAGATTCTTGGTGCGCAGGTAGTAGAGCAGATGTTGAAGGCCAAGGATGCGGAGGCATTTGGTGAGTATGTTGTAACAGGCATTGATGTTGAAAAAAGAAGTATAACAGTAGGTAGGCTGAGAAAATGAGAATTACCGAAGATTTAGTTCTACAATTCACTGAGGAGGAATTTGCAGCTGCGAGTGTTGATGTGCTAGGCGACGCGCAGATGTTGAATCAATTTCTTTGTGAAGAGATGGGGAAGTGGCCCGAGCTCCACGGCACGTGCCGCAATGAGTGGTTGTTGGCAACGACCCGCAACGAGCCTACGCACCGCGTACGATTAATGCCTCCCCAAAAAATCCAACCCAAAGAGTGCAAGCATTTCGAGGTGCAGATATACGATCTTAAAATGGGTAACCCGGCATTTAGGTGCTTGAGTTGTAAGAAACCAGTACAGCCTAAGAACGGCTGGGAAGTCGTATGAAGTTTGGTAATGATTGGGTTAATTCGAAGAGTATACAGCGGATGTATATAGTGGATGACGGGTTGATACCTTCGCGGGTTTATCAGTTATGCCTTTCTTTAGGGGGAGGTGAGATGGTGATGGAGAGATTTCCAACCTATGAGTTAGCAGCGGCGCGAAGATTAGAAATCATAGGAGTGTTGGAGGGTCCATGGAGGGACAAGTGGTGTGAGGAGGACTCTAAGGTATGAGTACGGCAGGCGAGGCGGTGTTTACATACCCAATTATATTGTCCTCCTATAAAAATCTTGAGGAGTGCGTGCGCAGGTACCCAACTAGAAAAGTTTATCCAGAAGCTATGATTGCCCAGGACGAGTTTTACTATTGGACACGCACCGGGGAGCAGCGCATGTGTCGCAAGTTTAAGGAGATTTGGGTGCTTGGGGCTAGGTGCCCGGAGATTGTGAGGATTAAGTGACGGACGATATGAGAAGAGACGTTGAGATGTTCAATGAGTGGGATGAGATAGTGAACAGCTATCTTTCTGTTTTGTCAGGGTTAGAGATAAAATTATCTCCGGTGCGAGATGAGGGGACCATGCTTCGGATACGTGCATTTGACGAAGCGTTGAGGGCATTTAAGGCAAAGTACCCGGAGAAGTTTTTATGAGTGACGAGATAAAGACAATTCTGTCACACAAAGCAGAACTACTTCCAAAGATTGAGAAAACAAAAGAAGAAAAGAACCGTCGCAATAAAGCGAAGCGCCTCAGAAAGAAATATAAGTGAACCCCACAACATTCCATACGGTCGTAGGTATTTGTTCGGCTCTCTTCACACCGGACTATCCAATTGAGGACAAGATTCACAAAGCACAAGCCTGTGAGGTGTTTCAAGAATACTGCACACAACCAGCTGAGATAGAACATGAAGATTATGGTCGAGGGAAGATCAAGAAGGGGGCGAAATGAACGACCAAGAATGGAAAGATAGATATGCTGACCTTGCGAAAACATTCAGCTTGCAAAGAGATAAGATAGTCGAACTACAGGGCGAGCTGAAAAACGAACGTCTAAAAGTTCAAGGTCTTCGAAAGACGCTAAACGCAATCGCCATAATAAGCGGAAAAAACGATCAAGATGTGGGCCTTACAGTATTTCGGGCAGCCTACGCTGCGCTCGCAGACACAGAAGAGAAACTATGAGCGACTTACCAGGTAAACCTCGGGAATTTTGGATAAATGAAGCAGTTGTAAATGAAGGCGCGTTTATTTATCAAAGAGCTTTGCCGCATGTTTGGCCATACTGTGCGCAAATTCATGTGATTGAATACGAAGCATATGCAGACCTGGTCAAAATGCACGACTGGTATAGAAACGAAATGCTTCGGTACAAAGAGGCTTTTGAAAATGAAAAAATCTTTGCAGAACACTCGGCCAAAGTTTACGAAAAAGAACGCGCCAGGAGCCTTGCTCTCAGAAAGGCGCTTGAGAGTATAAAGAACAACATTGGTTTTGGCGGCAAAGAGAATACGATTGCGGCAATTCGTAAGATTAACGAGGCACTAAAAGCATTTGATGAGGGTGGGGAACCAAAGAAAGAAGGAGAATGAAGTGTTTGGATATCGAACAACGACAACAGTATTTGAGGAGATTAAGGACAAGAGAACGCTAAAATTAAAGTGTACTGTTTGTGGCAAGTCTCGGCAGAGAACTCTTGAGGTTAGTCAAACCATTAATCCGTTTAATAAAAACAAGAAAACCGGGGAAGTAAAAACCTACTCGGAAATTGTGGATGAAAATCGCATCAGTCTCAATGCCAAAATAAAAAAGTTTAATGAGACGCCATTTGTTTGCTGCAAGTAATAACCGCGCCCCGAGCGCATGGAGGAAATAAATATGGGCTGTGATTTAGAGGATGTACTTAGAGACTTTAAAGAATTTAAAGATATGGCTTTGTACTGGTTTAATTGCAGGAGCTTTGAATACAAAGAGTTGAATGAAAAACTAGATTCATTAGAACAGTTTCTTAGAGAGAAAAACGAACAAGAACAATGAGCGCATGGAGTGTGAAATGAATGAGCCAAAAGTTCTAGATATCGCCAGTGCCATCCTATCTGCACAGGCAGCAGCATATAGTCAAAATTTACCGTTTCTATGTGAACATGCAGAGCGCTTCGCTGTAAATTCCCTAATTTTAGCCGAGGCCCTAGTGAATTCAAAACAAAAAACTAAGGATTGGACTCCAGCTCAAAAGATGAACTTAGTAAAGTATGGGGTTAAACCTGATGAATCAAAATAACTGCGCATGGAGGTTGGGATGAGTGACTTGGTAAGGACAATCACGTTGGTAGTAAAAACAGCAGAAAAATACCCTGACTGGATACTAAAATCGCATCTTAGTGGTCCTGTAAATGGCATCAAAGTTATTAAAATTCAAGATGGTGATGCTATTAAAAAACTTGAGCAGGCCTATGATGAAATGGACTCGGAAGCTATTGCTGAAATTGAAGAGATGGAAGCATGACCCAGCTACCTAAAAAGCTTCAAGAGGCGAGAGATAATGCGGTCACACAGATTGTCAAAGGCTATGACGATATTGATGGACACGATTATGACGTATGTAGAAAAGGCTTCGATTCCTGCGCATCCCTCCTGCTACCTGAAATCGAGAAGCTGGTTGAGGCTTCAGCATTTACAACTAGAACACTTGGCGGATGGCTCGATAGATTATCAGTTGAGGGCGTCACTCATCCAAGTCAGTTAACTTTTGATATTACAATAAGCGAGTTAGTGAACACGCTAAAGCGACATGAAAAGTGTTTGGCTAAATGGCGCGAGTTCACGGGGGATACATGACCAAGTGGAGAAAAATGAACAGATTGAGAGTTTGAAATGAATTTTGAATTGGCAATAAGGGCTGAAATAGCAACCCAACACGTAATGCACGAAACAGAACAGGAGCAAACCCTCCCTCTGGAAATGTATGTTGGTATTGGATACGACTTAATAACCAAAGACCCAGAAAAATGGAAAGCTATACAAAAAGCTTATAAGCTTGATGTTGCCAGAGCTTTAAGGGCTGGGCGTAGTTTTCACAAAGAGTTTAAGTACAGAGAGTTACCATGACCAAGTGGAGAAAAATGAACAGTGCTCCAAGGGATGGGACACCTATCCTAGTTGGGAAGTGGGTAAAGATTGGTGATGCTGAACCAAAGTGGGATCAATTTGTTTTTAAATTAAATCCAACGGACGAAGATGAAGATGAAGATCTGGTTAAAATATTCTGCGCCTGGACGGTGATACCTAAGCCGCCGCATTGGGGGAAGGAATGAGTGTTTGGTACTGGCCAGAATTTGATGAGATTCTTTTGCTCGCTAGTAACGAAGTGATCGGTGACCTTGATTTGAATGAAATCGATGAATGTTACTGGCCTAGGTTAATGCTATCAAGATGCGTTTACATTGGAGAGTTTGAATGACCGAACTGCCATGTTTTGACGTAGACCCTGTGACTATTTGGTACAATAGAAGACTCAACATACTCTACCTACTCGTGCACACATGGATTGGGGAGGGTGTCTCAGGGTGCTGTGACGAATCTTGCGAGCATTCGTTTGAGGACCTGCACAATAAATACTCTGACTTCATTGGAGAGTTTGAATGACCGAACTACCATGCATAGTCTGTAAAACCTATCACTCTGAACGCGAAGGATGCGCTAAAATGACGTTTACTAAACTCAAAGATTACGCAGTGGTTTTCTTGCTCATGGCTTTTCTGTGGCCGTTACTTTACACGATTGCGGATGATGAGGAGATGCTTTGAAGGCTGTAGTTGAGTGGATATTTTACTGTGCGATGCTTGTGGGTATATCTGCTTTGATTGTGTTTATCTTGTTTGGAAGAGCGGGAGCTTAGTGTGGCGAAGAGAATGCGCCGACAGAGAGAGAGTATCAAAACTCTAACGAAAGACAAGTTCTTATCGGACGCTGATGTTGAGACGTTAAAGGAAACGATAAAGACTCACCCTACGATGCCTGAGAGAACTAGAGTTTTATTTGAATTGGCGCTCCGGACTGGCGCTAGGGCCGCTGAGCTATTGGATTTAAGACTAGCGGATGTTAATCCGGATGGAAAGACTATTTTTATCTACGGACTAAAAAAGGGATATTCCAGAGAGATCCCTATTCCGCCTGTTTTGTGGCAGAAAGTGCGAAATTTAGCTGAAAAGGACCCAGAAGGGCTTGTTTTTCGCTATTCTTATGAATGGCTTAAGAAAGAATGGGCCAAATACAGGCCGAATAAGACGAAACGGTTCCACGCACTGCGCCACACATTTGGTGTAAGATTGTATAAGAAAACAAGGGACATCCATCTTGTAAAGACGGCTATGGGTCACAAATCACTGATTTCTACCCAAGTATATGTCGATTTCACGTACTCCCAGAGCGAACTTCGCAAGGTTCTAGACGTAAAATAGCCTAGACAGCAAAGACTTGACCAAATTACCTTTGGTTAATGGGAGAAATAGTAAACAACGCACCGGCCCTCATAGAAACCGACGACACATCGGCCCGAGAAATTGCTGCGAGCCTCTTAACCATAGGGCTAGCTGAAAAATTTAAGAAAATCCCTCCAGAGTACTTTGAAATGGAGTTTGGTCAACTAGAAAGAGAAGTTGAGCCAACTCAGATTGAAATGATGCTGCGCAGGGCATTCTGGGTGGAAGTCAGGCGTGTCAGTACGGAAAAAGGCACCGTCATAAAGCCCGTGAACATCTACAGCGGGATTTGTACGAAGGAAAACTTCTCGCTAGTTGTGAATAATCAAAAAAAGCTCGTCTACCTTCTTACGCCGCCCCGCACCTATGAGCAAAACGTAAATCACCTGATCGACCGGGGCATGGAGAAGCTCATGTCGGTCTTGGACGCAAAGCTTGTATATTCAAACGGCCACATGGACGCAAAAGCCACAAAAACGCTTTTGGATGTAGTGGCTTATTTTGAGTCGAGGATTAAGGGCGGCATAAAACAAAAAATGGACATCAATTCTAAGAATCAGAATTTAGATGTGCAGGTCACAGTTTCTACAAACAACATGCAGGACCTTGATCAGAAGCTTGCAAAAATGCGCGAGGATTTGGCGGTCTATGCAGGGCAAGAGTTGGTTCAAGGGTTGCCGGAGAGAGTAATAGATGTCGAAGAAACGGAGACTTGATCCGGAGAAGATCGAAGAGCTCAAAAGACAAGAGCTTGAGATTCTAACTCAGAAGATGGCTCTCATAGAGGGTCTCCCCCATCGGTACGGTTGGAAGTGGTACGGGTGGGCTAAAAAGATTTACGAGTCAGTGAACAGAGAAGTTTTCTGTACGGCTGCGAACCAAATTTCCAAATCATCGACTGCGGTAAGAAAAAATATTGAGTGGGCCACGAACCCAGAAATTTGGAAGCATGCTTGGCCAACACTTGCTCCAGGCCAAAAGCCAAATCAGTTCTGGTATTTTTACCCCACGCAAGACGTTGCGACGGTGGAATTTGAAACGAAGTGGGAGCCGCTATTTCTTCCGAGAAATGAATTTAAAAAGCATCCGCTATTTGGTTGGCGCGAAGAGTACAATAAAAATCATATCCACTCGATCCATTTTAATTCAGGTGTAACGATTTATTTTAAATCCTACGAGCAGAAAGTCGCAAACCTTCAAACGGGCACCGTGTACCACATCACTTTAGATGAGGAGTGTCCGGAGCCACTTTTGCCGGAGCTTCAAGCAAGGCTAAATGCTTCGGATGGGTATTTGCTTTCTGTGTTTACAGCGACACTCGGTCAGCTTTATTGGGAGCGGACGATGGAGCCCAAATCAAAAGAAGAGGAGCTCCATCCGAACGCTTTAAAAATGAGTGTGAGTGTTTACGAGTGTCAGACTTATGAGGACGGAACCCCTTCGCACTGGACGCCTGAGAAAATTCAGCGAGCGGTAGAGAGATGTGCGTCTCCTGCGGAAGTGCAGCGGCGGATTATGGGTCGGTTTGTGAAGTCTGACGGTTTGCGGTTCCATGGGTTTGACAGGACTAAAAACATAGCGCCAAAACATTTGCTGCCAAAACATTGGCTCATGTACTGCGGCGTTGATCCAGGGACGGGCGGGGATAAAGCGCATCCGGCTGGAATAGTTTTCCTGGCCGTAGATCCAAGTTTTAAAAAGGGCCGTGTGTTTAGGGCATGGCGTGGGGACGGGAAATCGACGACTTCTCAGGACGTGTTAAATAAGTTTCGGGAGATGAAGGGGAGTTTAAGGTTTGTTCTTCAGATTTATGATTACGCTTCACGCGACTTTTTTCTAGTGGCGAGCAGACAAGGGGAGACGTTTACTCCTGCCAATAAGGACAGGGACGCAGGGTTTGGGTTACTCAATACGCTTTTCAAAAACGGAATGCTTGCGATTCAAGGTGAGGACCCGGAGCTAGAAAAACTTGTGAGTGAGCTTTGCTCAATTCCAGCGAATGCGAAAAAGACAGATCACTTCACGGACGACCTATCTGACGCACTACGATATGTGGTGGAATGTGTGCCTTGGGATTTTGCGGATCACGAAGTGGTGATTAGGGAGAAGGATATTTTGGCGGAGCAGGCTGTGGAGCCAGAAAAAACTGGACCGGCTTTGCGGCGGGAATGGTTTGAGGGTGTAAAGGAAGAGTCCGATGAAGTAACCGACGAGCTTGACTTCTGGAATGATGTGGCGGGAACATGAGTCTTGTGACATTATCATTACAAGAAGTTAAATCGCTTCTAAGTCACTTGAATAAGTTCGGGGCCAAATCCTTTGAGGGGTTTGGTTTTAAAGTGGAGTTTCAAGGCGCGACCCTTGCTGAGAAGCCCAGAACAGTACGCCAAACCAAGGCGTCTGCAAAAAATGCCGCTGAAATAGAGCAGCTAAGTTTTCTTCATGAGAACGCAGACGTAGTGGAAGACCGTATATCTAGCGCGCTTATTGAAGATCCGGCTGAATATGAGCGGCTCCTACGTGAAGGGGAGCTAGAGGATGACCGAGGGGAAACCTCACAAGATCGAGGACTTGAATCGGCTGTACAGTGAAGCTGATCAGTGTGATCAAGAGCATTTTTCAGAGCAGCGATCAAATGTCCTCTTAATAGCGGGCGAGCATTATACAAAACGAAATTCAAAATATTGGAATAGAGTCAGAGACTCTAAGGATTTATCTAGCGAGCAAAAGCTTCGACTAACTAAAAATCATATAAACCGAATCGCTAAATTTTATGTGAATCAGATTATGTCACATGCGCCTTCGGTTGTCGTTGCACCAAAAAATGAAAAAGAACTACAAGATCAGAAGACCGCAGAGTTGAACAATGCCGTTTGGCAGGACCTAAGAAAACGACAAGGTTTGCGCTTAAAGACTCAGTCTTGGTGCAAAGACTTCATAGACCTTGGCGAAGTTGCGTTGAAGTTATTTTGGAACCCTAATAAAGGACGCTTTATGGGGTACCAGGCGGAGACGGATGAATTGGGTAATGTCCTCACGGATGAGAACGGTCAACCGACCCCATCAAAAACTCCGGTTTTTGAAGGCGAGATAGAGTTTGAGCGAATTTGGGCTTTCAATCTTTTGAGAGACCCGAGCGCTAAGACGATGGATGACTCGGCCTTCTTTATATATCGAAAAATGATCGACATCGCCAAGCTAAAAGCACTTGTTGGTGATGACGAAGAGAAGCTTAAGATGATTACCGAAGACAAAGACGACACCTACATGGTCTTTGACGGCAATCAAACGAACTATCAAAAAACAGACAAGCAGGCTCTTTTAAGAGAATATTACTTCAAGCCGTGTGTGGATTATCCTCAAGGGTACTACTACATTACAACACAGTCTGGGATTTTGTTTGAGGGGGAACTCCCGTATGGAATTTTCCCAATCGTATACGCAGGCTTTGACGAAGTCCAAACTTCGGCTCGTCACAAGTCTATTATTAAACAACTTCGTCCGTATCAAGCGGAAATTAATAGAAGTGCCAGTAAAATTGCTGAGCACCAAGTAACTTTAGGCGACGATAAGCTTCTAGTTCAAAGCGGAACAAAGGTAACAAACGGCGGGCATTTGCCGGGTGTTCGAACGCTTCAATATTCAGGCGCAGCCCCTACGGTTCTTCAAGGCCGGGCGGGCGATCAGTATGTGTCCTATATGTCTTCTCAAATTGCGGAGATGTATCAGGTCGCAAACATGAAGGAGCTTGATGAGAAGGCGGACACGAAGCTTGATGCTTTTGGTGCGCTGTGGGCGAATATTCGTCAAAAGAAGAAATTCTCAACTTACGGCGAGAAGTTTGAGGGCTTTTTAATTGAGGTGTGTGAAGTCGCACTTAAATTAGCGAAGGAATATTACACGCCTGAGATGTTGATTCCTGCGATTGGTAAAAATGAATACGTAAACATCGCAGAATTTAAAACGTCAGAGCCACTTTGCTACAAAGTTAAACTAGAGGCCACGAACGACGACATTGAAACGATGATGGGTCGGCAGCTTGCGATCAACCATGCTCTTCAGTACGTTGGAAACCAGTTATCGAAGGAAGACATCGGTAAGATGCTTCGCACGATGCCTCTTGGGAACTTGGAAGAGAGCTTCTCTGATCTTACGATTGATTATGATTCAGCGACGAACATGATTTTAGCCCTTGACCGAGGGGACAGTCCGCTTCCCAATAAGTATGATGAAGCGAAGTATATGCTGAAGAGACTTGTAGCTAGAACTAGGCTTGCAGATTTCTTGCAGTTAGACCCGCTGATTCAGCAGAATTATCAGAACATGATTGGCATTTATCAGCAAATTATCGAGGAGCAGCAGCAAGAAATTTTGGCTGCCCAGGCTGATTACATACCGTCATCTGGCGCGCGGATCAAGGTGGACTATTATGTGCCTGATCCAAAAAATCCTGACAGGCCAGTACGGGCGACTCTCCCAGCGGAGAGCATTGATTGGTTAATTAAAAGATTGGCAAATCAGGGGTCAGCACAAGAACAGCTGACTTCTATGAACCAAGGGGCTGTCGCGGAGATGGCCGGACATATGAACCAACAACAAGGGCAGTCCCTACAGGGAAGTAACTCTGCCCCGCCGCTGATGGGTTTGGCGCAATAAACTCATGGGAGATACTGAAATGACATCAGACGATATGTCACAAGACACGGCCACAAGCCAATCTACTGAATCAACAAATTCAGGAGCTAGCAGTGAAACGTCTTCGACACAACAAGCTTCATCTGCGCCAAGTGGTGTAACTGAAGGAATGAACAACACAGCGAATGCGGCACAAGTACCGCAGACGCCAGCGTACACACCGAACTACAAGTTCAAGGCGTACGAAAAAGAGTACGAGGTAGACGAGCTTTTCCGTCCTTTGATTAAGGATGCGGACACAGAGGCCAAGATTAAGGCGTTACATTCAAAAGCGTACGCTCTTGATCCAATGAAGGAAAAGCTTGAAGGGACGCGTAGGGAGTTTGACGGATTTAAAGGGACAGTTGAGCCAAAGATCCGTGCTTACGATCAATTCAATAAGATTTTAGAAAACAAAGATTGGGACACTTTTTTCAAAAAATTAGGTGTCCCTAATGAAGAGATTTTTAGCTATGTCGAGAAGCAACTCGCTCTCATGAACGCGGCTCCCGACCAGAGGGCCGAGTACGAGAGAAATATGCAACTACGCCAACAAGCGTACGCACAAGAGGAGCAGATCCGGCAATATGAGACGGCGTATCAGCAGCAAGCCCTACAGGCAAGACACATGCAGCTTGATTCGCTAATGAGTAGGCCTGAGGTCCAGAAGTATGCTGGAGCTTGGGATGAGAGAGCAGGGAATATCGGAGCATTTCGTCAGCTTGTGGTTGATGAGGCTGCGGCAGCTTTTTTAGCGACTGGGCAGGATTGGAGCGCGGAACAAGCGGTTCAACATGTCGTGAACAAGTACGGAAAAGTTGTAGCGGGCTTAGGGGGACAACCCACACAGGCATACGGTGGACAGCAACAAACTGCTCCGCAAGGTGCACCGCCGGTAATCCCGCACGTAGCGGGTCGAGGTACTTCACCCATTAAGAAAGTACCAAAATCATTAGATGATATTAAAAAACTTGTCTCTGAATTAAGGGACTAAAAGGGGATTTATAAATGGCTACAAGTCGTAGTTTTCAATCAATGCTCAACGAGTACTTGCCACTCGAGCTATTGAACAATGAATGGCAAAAGCGAGATTACGTTTACTCAAAAGTTACAAAGAAAGACACCTGGAAGGGTGGAACTCTTATTGTACCTTTTGAAGGCACACAAGCAACATCAGTAGAATTCGGTCAATTGGCTGCTGACACTGACATTGCGCAAGACGATTTCATCCGTGGTCAAATCGCGGTACAGCCTGAAGTTTGGGCTACAATGAAGTTTAATCATCGTGACCTTATGGAGCATGATGGAAAGATCCCAGAATCTACCTTCTTAAGAATTCTTCCAAATCGCGTAAACGTGATGATGGATTACTTCAAGATGGCAGCTTCTGTGAACATGTTGAACGGTCCTCAGTTTGCAGTTGCGACTGTAGACGGTACAGCTGGCGGCGTTTTGGAAGTTGATCGTATTGATCGCTTCGCTTTGTCACAAAAAGTTGTTTTGCAAGATAACAACACAGCTGCAGCTACATACTACGTTATTAACGTAAATGTTAACGGCGGCTCATTGTTGTCTGGATCAGTAACTCTTTCTGCTACTCGTGGCGGTGCAGCTGCAGATATTTCTGCCTACACTGTAGCTCAGGGAGCAAAAGTTTATCACCCAGGTGCATTGACTGGTTCTTTCACATCACTTGAGAGCCAATTGTTGTCTAGTGCAAATGGTGGAACTGCAAACCTGTTCGGCCAAGTAAAGACTGCTTACCAGTTCTTGCAAGCCGTCCAGATCGACGGAAGTGCTGTATCTGCTTCAAACATCTTGCAAAAGATTTTCGATGGATACACTCGCCGCATGATCCTTGGAAAAGGTGGAGCAGCGCCAGAAGTTTTGATGTCATTCAAGCACTTTGGATCAGTTCTAAAGCTTCTTGAGACACAAAAAGGTGCGTTCAACGTAGTTCCAAATTCTCGCAAGACATCAGTTTACGGTTGGGACACTATCGAAGTTGGTAGCGTTTCTGGTCAAATGCTGAAGCTTGTTGGAATTCAAGAGAAGTCTGACAGCACAATCTTCTACCTAGATTGGGATGGAATTTCTTTCTACTCCAACGGTGGAATTAAGCGAAGAACTGCTCCAGACGGAAAACAGTACTTCGAACTTCGAGCAACAACTGGTTACAGCTATGTGCTGGATCATTGCTTGTTTGGTGACATTGTTGTCGAGAAGCCAGCTTCTCAGGCGATCATGTACGGAATTCCTAACTACTAATAGTTAAGATCAAAGGGGGCGGGTAACCTCCCCCTTTAATTACTTAGGAGCAGGATGGGACGGCCTACCACAAAAACAGAGCTTCTGATTCAGATCAGGAGAGAAATCAATAAGTGGCACACCGAATTTGACGGTTTTAATCGGCCTTCGAAGACGTATATTGCCCCGGTTTACGCGGTCCAGGACACCCCATGTTTTGTAATTGAGTATCTATACTACCCATCGACAAATATCGTTAAAGGTAGGACTGAGGGATACACGGTTTGGCAATCAAGTTTTGATGACCCAGACTTTTTAGTTGATGATTTAAGTAATCTATTGACCGATGATTTAGGTAATTACTTGTTAGGGGATTAGATGCCGAACGTGCAACATATATACAAATTTGCAGGTCCACCCACGCTTCCACCTCCGGATGAGGGGCATCACTGGGTAGACACCCTCAACAATAATATTTATCTCTCTAAAGGTGCATCGGTAGTAAACGATTGGATTTTGGTAGGTTCTGGCGGTCTGCCTTCGGGTGGAACAGCTGGACAGATTTTAATTAAGCAAAGTGGTATCGACGGGGACGCAACGTGGAATGCGCAGCCCGGATACACAGACACAGCGAACACACTTGCCGGATATGATTCTTCTGGCAATTTAGGGAAGATACCTGATTGGACTTACGACAACACGACACGCGGGCTTTCCGGTAACCTGACGGCAATACCAAATAACGGCGGCGGAAGTTCATTAATGGGCTTTACAGCAGACTTTGAGCCTGCGGCAAACTCTCCATCTGAGTCTTGGAATGTGTTCAATAACAACATAAACATAGACCCCAACTCTTCTGGATTTACTTTTGGTACGACTGGAAACGCAGTCACTTTATATTCAAACTACTTCAATCACCCAGGTACGAGCGACATTGGAGCAATAACTTTCTTTTCAAATAATTTTACAGTAGGTAACGGCACTGACCCTATCTCTGTAAAGGGCATCAATTACGCTTTTGGATTTGGAGCAGTATCTGCGAACGTAACTGTAAATGGTCCCATTCAGGGTTATGGGTTTCAGCCGAATGTGAACGCATCGGCAGCAATAACTCAGTACACAAATGCGTTTTATGATTTCAGCAATTTCGGATGTGCGACTCCTGGGTACACATCATTTGCTAGTGGTGTGCAGTTAGCATCCATTTCAAATAACACTAACTACACTGGGGTGTCGATTATTCCGGCAATTCCTACTTTCACAGGTAATGCAGGATTTACCGGCTATGCACTAGGTGGAGCATTAGGGACATTCGGCACGGGCGGGTACCAGGGCGTTTCGATGAGTGGAACGATAACATCCGTTGGCTCATATCTTGGCGTGGCGATTAATCCTACTATTACTACACTTGGAAGCTACGCTCAGTTTGTATCTATAAATCCGACTATTACGACTGCTCCGAACGGAAGCTGCACGGGCATCTTTGTAAATATGAGCAATTGCTCGGGCACAGGGCACCAAGCAGCAAATTTTACGGGTGACGTACAAATAACGGGGAATTTAAGTTTCACAGGAGCTTTATCAATTGGTGCCCTCAGTGCGTTTGCTTCACAAGCGATTGTGAACGGGGGCGGAGTACCTGGAACTATTCATAGTCTGGTTTCAAATCCGACAATTGCCGCATCTACGACTGTATCACTTGGTGACACGATTGGTGTGAACACGGCGATGCTTTTGTCAGTTGGTGATAACGCGGTTGTTACCACAGCACTTGTTGGGTTGTCAGCGTTGGCACTACCTGCAGTTGTAACGATGGGAACTGGGTCCACAGTTGATCAAGTGGCAGGGGCAACATTTGCTTTGAGTCTTGATGGGGCAGCTACAGGCGGAACAATTGCAAACCTTGATTTGTGTAGATCCGTTGCAATTCCAAACGGTATCACGACAGTCACGAAGTGTGTCGGTTACAAGTTCGACCTTCCTTTCGGTGACCCAGGCACTACGACCTGGGGTATCTACGCAAGTCCTACGTGCCACAACTACCTGGCTGGGGATTTGTTAATTGGTGGAACTGCGTACAGTGACGATGTGGTTACAAATTCAAGCATCGCACTTGAAATTAAATCTACGACAAAAGCTTTCATGAACGCTCGGATGACGACGACAGAGCGAAACGCATTGACTGCGGTAAACGGAATGCAGATTTACAATTCTACGACAGACAAACTGCAGGTGTATGCGGCTGGGTCGTGGGTAGATTTACACTAGGAGTATTTGTGACTTTAGTAGAGGCAAAAGCAATCATCACAGCAGTAAAGGCGGCACCCCCGCTTGCGACATACACTCCTGCACAGGTGCAAATGGCAGTTATGATAATGGCGGGGTATTATTTAGCTCCGCTCACAGAGTAGGAATTAACTAGTGGCGACACCGACTACAAAAACTGAATTACTAAAAACGTCAGAGTTTGAACTGATAAAGCAATATCAGCAGCTTGATGTGTATGGGCGTCCGTGGAAGCTCTACACTGCGTCTTCAAACGCAGTACAAGGCGATCCATGTTTAGTGACTGAGTTTTTGTATGTCGATACTATTACGACTACACTTAAAGGTAAGCTTGATGGGTATGCAACGTGGGACACGGACTTTGTTCCGGACTCAAGCTTCACGGTAGCGGTGCCGAAACAGATTTCGAAAACACAATTGATTATAGTTAAAGAAAATGAACTTACGAAGCAGTACCAAGAGCTAGACGGGCAGGACCGACCAGTTCGTGTTTTTGAAGCTCCGGTAATTGCGGTAACAGGCTCCCCGTGTTTAGTGACTGAGTACATATATCAGAGTCCATCCTCCACAGTATTTAAAGGGAAGAAGGAAGCGTATTCGACTTGGGACGTAACATGGGTACCAGACTCATCATTCACGGTGAGTTTTTAAGGGGTGACGAATGTCGGTGTTTGATAAGCATAGATTTGAAGTTTGGACCACGGTACAACATCCCTTAAAGCACACACTTTCAGATTTTGCCTATGCAAACGACGGATTACCTGGGGTTTCAGATGTAAATTCCGCCCTCAACTGGCTTGTGGCCGTACTTTACCCTAATGCAAAGCCTGCGGTAGCGACAGTAGGTGACCTGCCACTTCTAGGTAACACGATCAATGATTACCGTGTTGTTCTTGATGACGGCGACGGTAACAACGCGGGCTACAGATGGGAGCAGCGAGAGGGAGAGGTATCTGCCTCTTGGCATAAAATTTATGACTTTGACTGGTCTACTGATTCAATTCTTGCGGCTTTTATCGACATCACCCAAGACTTGTATGTTTACCAAAAAGGTAAGAGTGATCTAGACGGATCTGGCAATGTTATCACGGGTCTGTACGCAGGCCAAAAAGTTTACGGCGGTAATCAAGCGAATCAAAACCTTACCTTAGCTGCGAACAGCGGAGACGGCACAGGGCCGCATACTGGGTATGTGCAGGTCGATGACAATTTCAGAGCGACTGTTCACAACACTTATGATTTTGGTACCACGGCAATTCGTTTCAAAGACGGGTATTTGCAGGGCATTTTAACAATAAGTACGATGGCACTATCCACTGGTTTGATCACTGATTCGACCGGGCAAGTGAGTTTCGACAATGAAAACCTTGTTACTACTGGGAACTATACTGGTGCTGTGGGCTTTTTTACTTCGTCTGTGGAAGTTGGTCCTCTGGCAGGCAACGCTCTTATTCTTGCTCCCGGCAGTATTACTGACGAGAGTGGTGCTATATCCTTTGGTAACGAGAATTTGTCCACAACGGGTACTGTCACAGGAGCAGCGAACAGCGTGTTCGGTGATATCACTCTTGGGACTGGGTCCATCACTTCGGCATCCGCAGCGATAGATTTTGGCACAAATAATTTAGTTACGACGGGAACTTTAGGTGCGGGGAATGCGACTGTTACACGACTTGATTCTGATAATATTAGGATTGATGGCAATGCTGTATCTGTTACAAATGTAAACGGAAGTTTAGCTCTTTCCGCAAACGGTACAGGTGTAGTTGATCTTCAAAGTCCAATGACCACTATTGGTCAAACGGTAACGGGTGCCGTAGTTATAACGGGCTCTCTTGATGTAGATAAAATCAGCATTGACGGAAGTATAATTTCTACGACCGCGACAGATGAGAGTTTATCTCTACAACCAAATGGCACAGGTATTGTCAGGGTCACATCCTCAATTCTCCCCGGTACTACGTCTGTTTATGATCTGGGCTCTGCAAGTCTTGTGTTTGAAGATTTATTCATGGATGGGAACATCAGTGATGGGACAACGTCCATTTCTTCAGCCACTCTTCAGTCTTTGCGGGATATAAACGTCGCTGCGACTGCTGGAATGACTCTGTTTTTTGATGGAACCAAATGGAACCCATCACTTCCTGACACAGAAATTACGCACTCTGATCTTTCAGGTCTTACAACTGGAGACGCCGGTCACTCTCAGTTTGCAGTCCTAGCGGGGCGTGTAGGGGGCCAGACTTTACAGGGCGGCACAGCTGCTTCTCAGAATTTAGTTCTAGAGTCCACTGCCCATGCCACAAAAGGTCAAATCCAACTTTCTGATAAAACAGTCCCTGTAACGAACGCAAGTTTCTCCGGTTCTTGGAGTGGAACAGATTTAGGCGATGGAACCCACTATTTCCGCGATATTTACACAAAAGGTGAGATGCGCGGGCTTCGTTTAGAGAACTTTACGACGGGCACACTTCCAAGTAACTCGGCTCAGAATGTGGGCCGTGTAGTGTGGGCGACTGATGTAAATAAGGTTTACGCAGATAATGGCACAAGTTGGGTAGCTGCTGGGGCATCTAAGTTTACTTCAGACACGGTATGGGACGGCGTTATTGTTACACTTGATGTGACAGTGAGCTCCACGATCACAGATGCAAGATTGGCGCTCTGGGGTCTACATGATAATGCGAATGACTTTGAGAGAATGTATGTAACAATTAAGGCGATATCAGCGACACAGGTAAGGATACAAACGAATGTACCTTTGCCTGCGGGCTCGTACCGTTTAATAGGAATTGAATAGCGGCGGGACTACCGTTGAAATAGGGGGATAGTTTGGCAAAGATTTACGGTCAGCTTGAGAAGGCAGCACTCGAAGTATCTGCGAGTGATTTGAGTGGAACGATCACGGGCCTGATGTCCTGGAATTCCACAAGTGGGCAGATGAAGGTATCTGACGGCACAAATGTCAGATCTATCCTAAGAAACGATTTAAAAGCCATCATTGGTAACAATGGAACGGCTAATAACAACATCCGGTTTCACAGAGGTGCAAGCCCTGTTCTTCAGTTTGTACAAGGCGGAGACGCTACAGCTGAAGGCACACTATCGACAAGTCTTGCTCAGACTTCGGGTCGAGTAGAAAACTACACGGACGCAACACTTCCAGCGTTTGGAAACGCAGGCCGCTTGGCTTGGGTGACTGATCAGACAACTTTAAAAGTAGACACAGGTTCTGCTTGGGTTTTGGTTGGTTCCGGCGGTGGGGCAAGCTCTCTTCGTTGGTACGAGCCTGATTCGATGGGCCCTTTAAAGTCAGTTCAATCAAACGGAATGGAAATCTACACGTTTGGTAACTCTGATGACTTATCAATACTTTGTAAAATCACAGTTCCAGAGTCTTATATTGCGGGCTCTCAGGCCTTCTTAAGATACGGTAAAGTATTCTCTTCAATCAACACAGGAAACTTCTTGTTTAGAGCGACAAGTTACCTATTTAAAGCAGGTATTGATGCGACAAGTGTGCCTACTGGATACACATCCACAAACTCTCAGCAAGCGATTGCTGGGACTGCGAATCAGATCGTGACTATGACAAGTCTAGATCTAACGAACGCAGCTGGGGAAATTAACAGTGTGGCGATAGCTGCAGGCGATACAATTTTGGTAAAGCTTCAAAGGCTTGTAACAGTTGAGACAAGCGGTGTAGCTGGGGACGTAAACCTAATTATTGACTCATTCAGTGTCGATTTAACGGAGTAATGAATATGACGAAATTTTTATTAGCACTTACACTTTTGGCTTCGCTCGCTTCTGCGGACATGAGAAATCCTCCCAGTTCCACGGAGCGACAGTATTTATACAATAAAAACAACCTTTCAAACGGTGGGTTTGAAGGTGGAGAAACAGGTTGGTCAAGCGCGATCAATATTACAACCACTTCAGGTCAGTTTGCTGAAGGAGCACAGGGCGCATCCTGGGATCCATCTGCTTCTGGCACAATCCAATCTCCCTCCTGGACGCCAAAGGCATCCACAACCATTAATGCTGTCGGTAGCTGTAAAATTCTAACAGCCGACTCAGACTATGATCTTCAAGTGTGGGACGGCACGAATGTCGTCGCAGAAGTGGATGTCCCAGCAGGTACTACGTTCACGAACATGAACGTAAATTTTGTGGCGTCTGGTTCTACGACATACCGAATTCGCTTAGAAGCACAGGGTGACGAGTCCGTCGCATACATTGATGACTGCTATTTAGGGGAGACATACAACCTTGCCACTGTTTCTCAAAGCGCGATGTATGGTGGGATCAGGTATGCGGGAGTTGCCAGCTGTACTTGGACTGCTGCTAACACAGGTGGATGGGTAGATTTCTCTGCAGATTCAGATTGTACGGGTCGAGTATTGAGTGGAAATGCCACGGGTCCTGCGGACACTGCTGGAACAAGGACTCCATCTGTCACATTTAGTACCTTACCTGCTGGAAATTATCAGGTAGTGGTGACTGGGAACATTCTAATGTCTAATACCTCTGGAGCATTGGCATTCCAGGGTGTTCGATTGAGTGATGGGACTTCTGTGTTTAGCCCTCCGGCAGCAGTCAACTTGCCCACAGGGGACAGTACAAGATCCACAGCCCAGAATTTAATCTGGAATATTACCTATGACACTCCTCAAACCAACAAGACGTTTAAGCTTCAAGCAAATGCTTCTGCGTCTGGGGCAGTAGATGTCCAGACTACAAACGCAAACCAAGACTTTGAAATCAAAGTTTACCGATACCCGCTACAAATTCAGACGATAGTGGCTGCGGATCAAACAGATGTGGGGCTCACAAACTTCACACCTAGTTATTCAACTGTGGCAACTTTTGGCGGAGCGATAACTGCTGTTACAAAAGCCACTACTGGTATCACCGTAGACAAGGGTTCTTGGAGACGGGTATCAGACGAGATGGAGATGTTCATCACGTACTCTGCTACAAACACCACAGGTGGAGCCGAGACTGCAGGTAGCATTCTGATCGCGATGCCATCTGGTTACCAGATAGATACGGGCCGAATTGACACGATCAACTCTACCTTTTTCTCAGGCGGTCTTTATGATCGAGGCACGATAATAGGTGCGGGTATTGGTAAGAATAGCGGCACATTAAACAACGCGGACTTCATAGCCTACCCATACAGTGCGGACTACATTATCGCACACGTCACACGACAAAATGCCTTCTGGTCTACAACACAAGTGGGGTTACGAAACGCTGCGGGCACTGTGTCTGTGACTCTGAAACTTCGTATTCCAATCTCAGGCTGGGCAGCTACACAACGAGCGCCGTCACTTATTAACAGCGTGATCACTCCGTATGTTGGTGTATGGCAAACTCTCAGTGCAAGCTTCGGCGGTGCGAGTGATGGAACAAGCTGCGGTAGCTCTCCATGTACGGTGTACCGCCCATCCGGTTCTTGGCTCTCTTCTGTTACAAGAGGCGGCACGGGTTTATACACTTTCAATTTTGTAGCAGGCACTTTTGCACAAGCTCCAAATTGCACGTATCAGCCGCACTTTGGAACAAACTGTGGAAAGGTAAACGCCACGACCACAAGCAGTGTGAGTGTGGACACTTTTGGGTGCTCTTCTGGGACAACTACAGACTCCTTCGGAGTAATCCGATGTGATGGGCCTAAATAATGAATTTGACTGAGTATGCTCTTACATTCCTACATCAACCATACAGGTGGGGCGGATCAAACCCCCTCACTGGGTTTGATTGCAGTGGGCTTGTTATAGAGATACTCAAAAGTATTGGGATCTGCCCATTCTCGGATGGCTCAGCCCAAGCTCTTTACAATCACTTCCGCACAAACGGCACTCAGATGGGTGTCCGTCCAGGTGCTTTATGCTTTTATGGCAAGAGTGCTATGAGCATCACGCACATAGGTTTCATGATTAACCAAAATCAAATCTTGGAGGCGGGTGCAGGGGACTCTACAACCGTTTCTCTTGAGAGAGCGGGGAGTCAGGGGGCATGTGTCCGCCTCCGTCCCTACATGACGAGAAAAGATTTAGTAGAAATAATCTCTCCAATTTATCCAAAGTGGGTAGTCCTATGACTATAGACGTACAATCTATTTTAGCAGGAATAGGAATTGGCGTGAGTCTTTGGGTGATAAAATCTCAATCCGTTATCAACAAAGAAGTCGTCGTACTCTCCACAAAGTTCGACATGATGAAAGAGGGCCTAAAAAACCTCAATGATTTGAACGAGTATTTCAGAAGAACACGGACGTTAGAGGAAATAATAAGAAACAAGGAAAAGGGAGTGGATTTATGAGGAATCTAATTCTAATTTGCACGGTCGTTTTGTTTGCGAACGTGGCACTAGCTCAAGAAGTAATTGCTGCTGTTCCAGCAATAGACCCAATCTTCATCCCGCCTACGTGGCTTCAAGAGATGATGTTACTGATCAAAGGTCTACCTATAGTTGGCCCCTATGTAGTGGAAGCAATGAAGTGGGTAGGAGTAGCGACAGTGATCATAACCTCTTTGACTGGCGCAGTGCTCACCGTGCTTAAAGCACTACATGGGGCACTTAAATTAGCAAAGCTTGAGGCTTTAGCTATGAAAGTAGAAGCCTTCCAGAATTCTAAAATAGTTTTTTGGCTTAAATACTTCTCAAACTTCAACGCTCAGAAAGCAGTGAAGTGAAGGACTTAGTTGATAAGCTAATACAGCTTATCGAGAAGTACTTGCCCTCAGTCCTTTTAGCTTTTGGGATTGGATATAAACAAGGGTCGAAGGACAAAAGCGAACTTGAGAAGCAGATGCTTGAATTGCAAGTTGCTCTCGAGAAGGAAAAGAATAGGAGAGCCATTGAGGCAGCTAACAAGGGTATTGATGATCGTAGTGCTATCCGTGCCGCTATCGACAAGGGCCGAGACATACTACGCCGCAAGCAATGAGACTTGTTATAGGGCCGAAGAGATCAAAGAACTTCGGGCCACGCTCACTGACTGTCAGATCAAGGACCTTGATCTGCACACGACTGAAATAGCACTTAAAAAGTGTCAGTCAAAAGGTGGGGCTTGTGGTTTTCAGTGGGATACGTTCGCAGCAGGTACTGTAATGGGGATAGTTTTAACTGCGATATTAGCCAATATCGTTAAAGGGGGAAGGTAAATGCTTACACTTACCTATGGATACAAGAAGCCGCAAACGAATGACAAGGGTCCGGTTGTTTTTCCAGCAATGGAGGGAAACATCCAGCAGATGAACGACCACAATCATGACGGTGCAAACTCAGCTAAACTTACAGCTGCTTCAATTGAGGCAGAAACGCAGACTCTTCTTGCTGTAAACTGGACCGCACTTCCAGACGGACAGTACCGGCAGCTTGTAACGACACTTGCAGGATATGACTACGACAAGGTCTCAATTAACTTTAGAACGCCAAACGGAGATTACATTTATCCAACCGTGGAGCGTGTAACTGCGTTTAGTTTTTACGTGTACACAAACGACAATACGATTGCCTACACTGCGGTCTACGGGGGCTAAGTGATTGCAACACAGCCACTAGACATTGCGGACTTCTCAGGTGGGATAACGGACCATATTTATAGGCCCAATCCCACTAAGTCCCAGGTGCTAGATAACTTTGTGATTCAATCAAATCGCTCAGTGATTACTAGACCTGGGTCTTTGATCGACGACACGGTCGCAAATGGTTTGATCCCAGCCGGTGTACAGAGAATCGGTACACTTATAAATTACGACAACTCAGACAAGCTGTTCGTACAGAGTGCGAAAAAGCTCTATTACAGAAACCCCTCAAACTACGCAACTCTCCAAGGCCCAAGCGGAAATGATCTTTTCTCTGCAGGCACTACGTCGAGCATAGTGAGTTATGCAGAGTGGAATAAGCATGTGTTCTTCACATCTGATGCTTATCCACGTCCTATGAAAATATATAAAGACAGTTCTGCAAACTACCAATTGCGTTCTAGCGGCTTACCGGCGTTAGCTTCTGCGCCGACCGTGACTGCGGGAGCCGCTGGAGCGCGTAATTATATCTATGCCTTCCATTATTCTTACACATACACGGTAGGAGCGGATGCTCTACAGTTTAAAGATGCGGGACCTATTACACAGGTGGAGCTAACTCTTTCAGGAGATCCATCGGTAAACCCAAATTCCATCACAGTAATTCCGGTTATTTCAAACGGTCTCACAGAGAATTTTGATACGGCTAATATAAAAGTTGAAATCTTCCGAACAGTAGATGCGGGCGACGTGTTCTATCGTATCGGGGAGGTCACAAACGGGACTACTACGTTTAATGATAACTTCGCTGATTCGGCTATTTCGGATAACGTCTTAATCTACAACTCTGACAATTCAGTTGATAACGACCCGCCCCCGATGTCCAAGTTCATACATATTGTGAACAACGTAGGGCTTTACGCTTACTTAAACGAAAACTCTCAAAAGAACCCTTTCTCACTTAGACAAAGCATCCCTGGCGATCCGAACTC